GTGTCTCGATCCTGCGACTATGTAACTTAGGTGTTATATAGGCGTTAGGTCACTAAGCGCTGCTTGGTTCTCGAGATGCTGATCCTCCATGGTGACTAGGAAGGACTGGCTGAGAACCGCTCATAGTACGGACACTGGGAGAGTAATCTCTCAGATGAAACGAACCTGTTAGAGGCCGTCTCACAGGGTGAGTGGTTGCGAGGCCCACTAGTAATAGTGGACTTTGCACTTTTGGTGGCCGTAGAGATACGACAGCCTTTCCTCGAAGTTAAACCAGCTTGCGGCTTAATCGTGAGTTGGAGGCGTGTAGAGGGAGCGACTTATGGTCGTTCTGAGGCACATAATGAACCTCAGAGGGTAACCCCATGACTGGATGTCAAGGGCCACCATTGCCGAAAGGCGAACCTCAGATCCATCGGATCTTCTTCCATAGTCTAGGTCCCTTTAGGAGCGATAGAGCTACGTGAGGTTTTCCTACGTGAGTAGGTTGGGACGCGTAAATATGGATCTCAACTGGGGTTTAAACCCAGGAGTGAAATATGAAGCGGAAATCCTTCTTGCAAAAGAAGGGGGCCCTCATCATGCTTGACGTTGCCTATTGGCAACCTAAATGCCCACCCGGGTAGAGCATACCAATGCGACCTGCGGCCCTCATCTCCTTGGAGGTGACGGGGAACCGAAGGGTAAACGGGATTAACATCCAGATTAAGAAATTAATCTTATGCGAAACATCAGATCTCTTTACAGAGCCCTGGTGCCGCATACATTTACTTGGTCCTTCTGTGTAAAATCAGAAGCAAAACTAGCGGGCCTCCTGTTAAGGTTGGTCCCGTTAGTCTTTGGGCATCTAACTCTCTCACACGTGAAGGTCATTTGGGGATACGCCAAGAATGTAGCGAAGCTGTATAGATCGATGGGGCCCAGGGGGACCGCTATCTATCTGAAAGCCTGCTATATTGTTTGTCAACATATAGCAGGTGGGATGAAGGATATGTCTCCTTGGGCTCTAGGCGCAAATATAGCGAGAACTCGCTTTGGGATACCTAGGATAATCAACCGGCGGTGTCGCCAGGCTCTTCGGAGTGGTGACGCTGGTCAGATTCGGCTTTGGCTTTCCCTCTTCTCCTTATATCGGGAGTTAGAGTTTAAAGGATCGCTGAAACTGAAGACGATCACTGAACCTGGGAAAGATATTTCCATGTTCATGCCTCGTTGGGAATTCTGGGTCCCAATCTTTTATGACAAGATCCGGCTTATTACCGGTGACGCATTTAAGATGGATCTATCTAAGGACCTCTGGCCCGGTTTTATCCCGTTCATTCGGAAAAGCTCACCTAATTCAGGTGGGTGGTCGGCAGTAATGGCGATCCCGTGGGATGTGGCCTTATTTGGGTCGCATCCGCGTATGCAAGCAATCCTGCTGGATTGGTTGAAGACGGTGGATGGTTTAGAACTTATCTGGGGGGTGAAAGCTTTATGGAAGCTCATCGGGACTAAGGCGAGATTCGCCATGGAAGAATTTAGTGCTCTTCCATATGGAACCGAAGAGTGGAAAGAAAAGTGGACGCTCAACGGAAAGTTTCCGGACGGCTCTCCCCTCTATCACCGAATGAAGGAGTCTCTGCCGACGGCTGAGATGGCACCTCCACTCCAAATGACGACGTTGTTGTCGTGGTATATAGAGTTTTATTGGGGAAAACCGCTCTGGTTTGGGCGCCTTGGGTTCAAGGAAGAACCGGGTAAGATTCGAGTATTTGCCATGGTGAATATTCTCACTCAGACACTTATGGCTCCATTGCATAAGTGGATATTTCTGAGGCTGCGTATGATCCCGACGGATGGGACGTTTGATCAGACAGCTCCAATCGAGCGTCTGCTCAAGCGTTTCCGGAAGGAGGGGGAGTGGGTAGCTTCTTATGATTTGTCGGCTGCAACCGATCGTCTTCCACTTGCGTTGCAAGTAAGATTATTGGTGCCGATATTGGGTGAGAAAATGGCAGCGAATTGGGCGAACCTCTTGATTTCGCAACCATATGGCTTACCTAAGGTAGCTAAAAGCTACAATTTAGGGTTCGACCGCGTAGCTTACGCGGTTGGACAGCCAATGGGGGCGTTATCAAGTTGGGCGTTACTAGCGCTGACCCATCATGCATTGGTGCAGATGGCGGCTTTTGAGGTACACAAACGATCAGGTTGGTTCCTGGATTACGCTATACTCGGTGACGATGTGGTCATTGCTGACCGCCTCGTTGCACGGAGATACCTTTCGATAATGAAGGAGATAGGCGTAGACATAAGCTTAGCAAAAAGCTTAGTCTCGAATACTTCTTCTTTAGAGTTTGCGAAGCGAACTTGGGTCGGCGGACGGGATGTGACGCCAGTATCACTAGCAGAGATGCTAGTTGCTCTTCGCTCTTTAGGAGCGTTGGGCGAACTGGTCAACAAGAATATGAAGTTCGGAGTGATCCGGATTTCTTCCGTAGCACGTTTCTGTGGTTTCGGATTCCGAAACCTGGCACGATTGCCAATTGTGTTAGGTGTAGGAAATCGTCTATCGGGTCTCGTCGCGTATCTCTGCCGTCCGGGCGGCATATGGCCAATGCCTCTTGAGGCGTGGTTATTGTCCGTTGCACCGGGTGCGCAGGAGGGTAGTGTAATCGATCCAAATCGTTGGACGATTGCATCTTCTCTTTGGAGAAGGACCCTTAGTGGGCTTTTACAATCGGTTGTGAAGTTCGAGAGACTCTTATTCACTCTAAGTATGAGCCGTTTCTCCGATCTAACTGTCCTAGTCGAAGACAAGACAGGAGACGGAGGGAGGCCAACCGCTGGGGCGAAGAAAGCAAAGAAGATGGTCGAACGACCGTTTTTCGCGCCGTCTGTGAAGGAGTTCTTCGGTTTCGACAGAGATGCCGAAACGTGGAACGAATTCTTTACAGAGTGGGTAGCTCGACCTTACACAAATACCTTGCGTAAGGCTCATCAAGAGATCGACGATCGCCTGAGAGTATACGAACCAGGGATTTTACCCGCTTGGAATACGTTATACGATATCTTTACGGAGATTGGAGCCTGTGAGGATGGAGTGAACCTCCTTCCGATCAAGATTGGGTATACTCAACGATTAAACGATGAGATAACCCCGTCTGCGAAGCTAATCACTTTGTGGCGACAACTTAGAAAGATAGCTCGTCGAGAGCGTATTTCTAGTGTCAGCGTAAGAGAGGGTTTCGTTCCCGAGCCGCAGGCTCGGAGACGACGGGCTGGAGGCTAGTCAAGCTGAAGGCCTAGGGAGCACCCAAAGTTATCTAAGAGCTTAGGCTAAGCCTAATTCTCGAAGACAAAAATGTAGTGCGTTACTAAGCGC